AGACAGGAGCTGCTGGAGATATAACTCCAGATGCTACATCACTAGATATTGCCACAGGCAATTTAACAGGTGATGCAACAATAGCAGAGACAATAGCTCAAAATCAAAATATAGTTGATGAAGTTGCATTAACAGGCGGAGATGATTTTGATACAACAAATGAAGCAGCAGTTAATGTAGGTACACCTAGTTTTGAAGGATTTGATTCTGGAGGATTTGATCCTGCTCCAGCCCCTGCTCCAGCTCCAGCTCCAGCGCCAAGTATACCTGATAGAGGTAGAGGTCAGCAATACGGAGGCGGCGGAAACGGCGGCGGAGGCGGCAGCTCGTCCGGTGGTGGAGGAGAATCCGGTTATGGTGGTTTTTGTTTTGATCCAAATACTCCTATTCAAATGGCTGATGGTTCTGAGAAAAAAATTAAAGAAGTACAACTTGGTGATCAAACTAAAGGTGGTGAAGTTACAGGAGTATTTCAATTTAAAGCAGCTGATGAGATACATGACTACAAAGGTGTTACAGTTGCGGGGAGCCACTACGTGAAAGAAGATGGTAAATTTATAATGGTTCAAGATAGTCCAATATCTGTTAAGATTAATAAGATACCGGTTGTCTATTCATTAGATACAACAGGCAGAAGAATATTTATTAAAGATATTGAGTTTGCAGACTATAATGGTGATGGTATTGCTAAAGGATTTTTAGCAAATGCAGGTGTAAATATATCTGGTTTTAATGAAGAGGTTTTAAGACAGGTTGAAAATAGGTTAATATAATGCCAAAAGATAACGCTTTACAGAGAATAGAATCACACGAAAAACTTTGCAGAATAATGCAAAAGCAAACTTACGATAGAATGAATCAATTACAGACTCAAATTACTAGAATAGAAAGAATACTTTTAGTATCTGTAGGTGCATTAATTACCGGTATGGGTGGTGTTATTGTAGTGTTGATACAAAAATTGTAGCGCTCATACGTAAGTCCTACTTTTTCCTATATCCAAGCTTTTAATTCTTCTCCCATAACTTGACTTGCAATATTAACTTTTTTACGTAAAGCTTTTACAATTCTTTCATCAACAGTATCTTCACACATTATATCAATATATGTCATAGGTTTTGTTTGACCAATACGATCAATACGTGCTTCTGATTGTTGTCTTTTTTCAAGATCATAACCATTAGAATAATAAATCATATTGCTAGCAGCTGTAAGTGTAATACCATAACCACCAGTCTGTGGTGTGCCAACAAAAA